CCGCGATTACCGGAAGCGAGCTCGCATGGCTGAGAAGTCAGCCGGTGGGCCTCAGCAGCATGGCGTCTACGGGAAATACTTTGAAGAGGAAGCGATCCGGGATGCGCTGGAGGCGAATCTTGAAGATGAGCTGGTAGCGTGCCGGTGTGGTTTCCGTAATGGCGTGGTCGCACTCGGCCAGATAGCCAAAGACCTGGCCGCTACCGAAGGTGATGAGGACGCCGTAGAAACCAGGCTAAATCTGTATCGGGCCCATGGCAATGTCACAAAAGCGGCCGACACCATGTTGGCTCGCATCATTCAGATCGAAAAGACCATCGCAGAAATCCCTTACATCATCACCAAGACCAAGCACACCGAAGTGCAGATGGAGAAGGACCGAGCCCTGACGCAGAAGGCGCGGGCCGAGTACGAGATCCTGAAGAAAGGCCGTGGTGGGGTTTCCGTGCTGTGGAATTTGGGATTCGGGTCTGGCGATGGCCGAAGTCAGAACGATTAACTATATCCCGTCACCGACGTTCCAGCGGATCCACAACGAGCGCCCTATGGTGGCCGCCGTGCGTGGCCCGGTAGGCTCGGGGAAGTCGGTAGGCTGCGTCATGTTCATGCTCGATGTGTCCATCAATCAAGCCCCGAACGCCGATGGGGTGCGCAAGACTCGGTGGGTGTGTATTCGGAACACCTATGGTGAGTTGAAGGCCACGGTGATCAAGACATTCCAAGACTGGATCCCGGACGAGGTTTGCCCTATCAAGTTTGACGCTCCAATCACCGGAATGATGCGGGTGCCACATCCGGATGGGGTTACCACCATCGAGGCCGAATTCTTTTTCCTGTCGATGGACCGGCCCAAGGATATCCGCAAGATGCTCTCCCTCGAGATGACCGGGGTGTGGATCAACGAAGCGCAATTCCTCGATCTGAATATCGTCAACGAAGCAGCATCGCGTGCGGTGCAGGCGCGGTACCCATCGGGCAAGGATGGCGGCCCTACCTGGTGCGGCATGATCATGGACACCAACTCGCCCGATGATGACCACTGGTGGCACACGTTTGAGTTTGGCGTGGATGATGATGGCAACAGCTTGAAGCCTCTGGGATGGGAGTTTTATGAGCAGCCGGGGGCGCTGATTGAAGTCTCCCCGGGGGCTCCGTTATCGCCAGAACTGGATCAGCAGGTCTCAGCCGGTCACTTCATCGATTACCTGGGGCGCCGGTTTGTGGCCAACCCAAAAGCAGAGAACGTCAAAAACAACAGCAAGGGTTACTCGGCATGGTATGACCAGCTTGGCGGCAAGACGCTGAACTGGATCCGCTCCCGGATCTGCAATCGATTCGCTACGGTGCAGACCGGCAAGCCGGTATTTATCGACCACTTCAGCCGTGACATGCATGTGGCCAAGGATAGGCTTGGCCCTATCAAGGGGCTGCCACTGGTCATAGGCCTGGACTTCGGATTGACCCCGGCCGCAATCATCGGGCAGATCACTGCCTTCGGTCAGCTGCGGATCATTGACGAGGTGATCGCCACCGGTATGGGCATCAAGCGGTTTGCTGATGAGCAGCTTGGGGCTTTGCTGGTGAGCAAGTACGCCGGGCTCGACTACGTCATTTATGGCGACCCTGCAGGGGTTGGCCGGGCTCAGACCGATGAGCAGACCTGCTTTGAGGTGCTGCATACCGCAGGTATGAACGCTCAGCCTGCGCACACCAACAACCTGCTTGCTCGCCTTGAAAGCGTTCGGTGGTGGCTGTCTCGTCTGGTTGGCCGAGGCCAGCCAGCACTCCTGATTAGCCCACACTGCAAAGTCATCATCAAAGCGTTCGAGACCGGGTACCAATACAAGCAGCTCAACGTTTCTGGCTCGACAAAGTTCGGCGTGGAGCCAGACAAGAACGCCTATTCACACCCATCTGATGCCACTCAATACCTGTGCCTGGGCGCCATGCCCGACAAGGAGCGGGTGAAAACTATATCCAGCAACTCTCACAGCGCCGCCGTGCGCGACCAAGTCACAGGGTACTAACCATGCAGAATCCGTCAGTCATTACACTGTCCAGTGAGGCGGTGGAGCAACTCTCACCTCTCGATTTGTTTGGGACGCAGCGATTTAGCGATCTGGAAAGTCAGCTGCAGCAGCGTGCGCTGATTGAGCAACGCTGGCTGGAGGACTTGCGGCAATACCGTGGTGAGTATGAGCCCGATTTTTTAAAGGCTCTGACGACCGCTAAAAAGTCAGCGGTATTCGTGAATATCACACGGGAAAAAACAGACGCCTGGGCATCACAAATGGGTGACATGCTATTCCCAGTGGATGACAAGAACTACGGAATTGCAGCCAGCCCTGATCCAGAGCTAACCATCTACGCCAAGCAGCGGATGCAGACTGAGGACGGCGAACAACCGACGCAGGATGCAATGGTTGCCACTGAGCTGATGAAGATTGCACAGGACGCGGCCACCGGGATGGAGAAGACCATTGATGATCAGCTGATCGCCTGCGATTACAACGCCGAGTCGCGCCGGATGTTGCACTATGCGGCGAAATTGGGGACCGGGATCCTCAACGGGCCGATAGTGGAATCTTCGGTTAAGCAAAGCTGGAGCCGGAATGGTGGCGCATGGCAGGCCGAGATCATCAAAGACATTAAACCGGCTGCTCGGTGTGTGCTGCCGTGGGATTTTGTCCCGGACATGAGCGCCGATCGGTTTAGCCGGTGTGAGTTTGTATACGAGCGCAAGTACCTGACCAAGAAAGAGCTGAAACGCCTCAAGAATCTTGCGGATCATGGGTTCATTACCGAGCAAATCGATAAGCTGTTGATGGCATCACCTAGTTCGACCAGAACCCGGCACCATGAATTTACCGACCAGATCCGCTATCTGTGCGGCCTGAATCCATCCGACCAGGATGCTCGCTATGAGGTCTGGACCTATCACGGCCCGATACCGGCAGATGTGCTGGCGTTCGCGGGCGTGGATGTTGGCGATCTGAGTGGGCAGCAGTTTGATGGCGTGGCCATCTTCGCCGGTGATGTGGTGATCAAGGTGACGCTGAACCCACTGGAAACTGAGGAGTGGCCCTATTCGGTCTATGTTTGCGAGCCGGATGAGGGCTGTATCTTCGGCCTGTCTATGCCGTACCTGATGCGGAATCCACAGACGATCATCAATAGCGCCTGGCGGGCGATGCTCGATAATGCCTCCAAGGCGGTAGGCCCGCAGGTGGTTGTGAATAAGCGCCTGATCACCCCGGCAGATGGTAGCTGGGAGGTAACGCCGTTCAAGGTGTGGGAAATGGACAGCAATATGCAGTTCGCTGAGGCACAAAAAGCCTTCGGGGTATTCCACTTCGAGAGCCGTCAGCAAGAGATGTCCAACATCATGCAGCTGGCGATGAGCCTGCTTGACCGAGAATCAGGCGTCCCCATGATTAGCCAGGGTGAGCAAGGGCAGGTGACGCCAACGCTTGGTGGTATGTCCATGCTGATGAATGCTGCCAATGCCGTCCGGCGCCAGCAGGTCAAAGAGTACGATGACAACATCACCAAGCCGATGATCCGCCGCTTCTATGCGTGGAACATGCAGTTCAACAAGGACGATGACATCAAGGGGGATTACGAGGTTGAGGCTCGCGGCACCAGCGCCCTGCTGGTCAAGGAGATCCAGACCGCCCAGCTGACCCAGATCATCGACAAGTACAGCCAGAACCCCAAGTTCGCTGCCATGTTCAACGACTACGAAGCCATGAGCACCCTGTTCCAGTCCATGCACATCGACTGCGCCAAGGTGCTGAAGACCAAGGAAGCCTACGAGGCCGACCTTCAGAAACAGCAGGAGGGCCAACCCCAGGATCCGGCCATTATGCGCCTGCAACTGGAGAAGGAGATCGCCACGGTCAAGATGGAGCACGAGAAAATCATGCTGGCCGCCAAGTCCCAGCAGACCATCGAGCTGGCGCAGCTACAGGCCCAACTCAAGCAGATGGAGCTGGCCGCCAATGCCCAGGTGAAGTACCAAACCCTGCAACTTCAGCACGAGGACAGCCAGCGCCGCGAGCGCATCGAGCTGATGAAGTTGGCCCAGAACAAGCAAATGAGCGAGGAGCGCCTGCTGGCCGAGCTGGAGAAGCTGGACAAGCAGCAGGCCCACGACACTCAGAAATTCATGGCTGAGGTGAAGATGAAGCAGTTCATGCCGCCGACCGGCAACTACGGGCTAGAGTGATGCGCCAGTTGACTTTTTCAGCGGCTGGCACAAAATAGACCCAAGACTGCCAGAGTCTCATTTGCCCCGCTTCGTGCGGGGTTTTGCGTTTCTGGCACCCACCGAATTCAGCCCGGCCATGTGCCGGTTTTTTTATTGGAGCTGCCATGAGCGACCAGCAGATCGAGCAAGAAATCCAGGCCAAGGGCCTGACAGCGCCGCGTGTCACTCCGCAGCGTATAGAAGATGTGATCTCCAGTGAGCATTACTTCACCGCAGCAGATGGCGTGCAAATGCATCAAGGGCCAAATAAAGGACCGCTCGAACTGCTGACATTCTGCGTACTGCTGTTGAGCAACGGCTTCACCGTGACCGGCGAATCGGCGTGCGCCAGCCCCGAGAACTTCAACGCCGAGATTGGTCGGCGCATAGCGCGCG